ATAGTCTATCCTTTCTGAATTAAGGTAGCGACATAAAAAAACTTGTGTAAAATAAATACCTCTTTATTTTGAACATAATCAAAATAAAGAGGTATCAAAAGGTAGTTTTCGACAATCAAAATCGCTCAACCATGCCTACTCAGCTTATCCGATACTACCTTCCATCTCGATTTAAATTGTGTTTTTTTGACATTTTTTAAAATCAAAAACGTTGATTTAATGAGGTTTTCAGGAAGTTAGATTTTCTGTATTTTTCTGTTTTAAACTAAAATGGTATCAAAAACGGTATCACCCCACCTATTGCAGGCGGGGTGTTTCCATAAAAAATACCACACCGTGAGGGTGTGGTGAGTAAATAGGCAACCATCGCAACAGTTAGCTCCTCACGCTATAACTGAGTAAATTATAGAGTAGATCGTTTATCAATATTATAACATAAAAAAAGAGGGTAACCATTACGGCTACCCTCTAATCATGTCGTNGCTCCTCACGCTATAACTGAGTAAATTATAGAGTAGATCGTTTATCAATATTATAACATAAAAAAAGAGGGTAACCATTACGGCTACCCTCTAATCATGTCGTGGATATACATAGTATATCATATTTTACTTTTGTTATCAGAATACTTCTTTAACAATCAGTCTTTCATGCCAGATCCATTCGTTATGATTATTCCAATAGATACGACACCAACCATCAATGATTTCAAATACATAAATTAACGTGCCTGGTACATATTCGGCTTGTCCGACGTCAAAACGATAATTTGCACGGCTATCACCATACCGTGTTGCCGATGTAGCACCTAAACCGTCAACTTTTGCATTAAAATAAGCACCTTTTGACCATTTGAGGTTATACGGCGCTCTACTTCCACTGACAATCTTACTAGCTGCATTTCCAGCCGCTTTATGTGATGGTGGACTGATTTTATTAGCGATTTTAGAAGTGGTATTCTCGCTTTTGTAATGAGGACGGATAAAATGCGTACATCCATAGTAATTGTCCCATCTCAATGATGCGGGCGTGTTTGCATTGCCATCGAAATTTTGCTCTAAAATTAAGAACTGGTTTGTGTTACCACTGTTGTATACGATGCCAATGTGACCGTATTGCTTATAAATACCGTTTCTAAACACCGCCACATCGCCTACTTGTGGGACGAATGAAGGTGTATTTTCATAGATTGTAGCCATATTTTTAAAGTCGTTGTTAATCGCATCTTTAGCATTACCCCACATTCTGATGTCGAGCAACCAGTAAATGTAGTCAACAGCTAAGTCCATGCACTGGTATGCCCAGTAACCATCAAAATCAATATATCTTCCCACGTACCATCGTAAACGACTTCTTGCTTCGCTATATGTTTTCATGTCTTTCACCTCTCAATATTTTTGTCTAGGTTCTTCGTAATCAAGTGCTTGATGACTGTCGCTAACTCCTTGTGTTGTCGGGTCTTGAATAACACCCATTAAGACTAGAATCCCTAAAACACTGTTTAACGTATCTGTCAGTTGTTCTGTATAAACTTGAATGTCGTATCCAAAAACTTTAGCGATACTTTGTGCAAATAAAAAGATGGCTGATAATATCGCCACCCAAAAAGTTTTTTGCTTTATTCTGATTTTCCAGTTAATCATTTGAATACCTCCGTAAATTATTTTTTGTATTGATCATATATAAAATATTCGCCTTTTAATCCTATTTCTTTATACATTGTACTAATCATTTTTGCTTGAACTTTAGCCCAACTAATATCGGTCGCATATTGATGTGTACCTGGTTTCTTCGGATTCCAACGCATACGATACAAAGTATTTTGACCTACATCGAAATATCCTTTTCCAACAAATTCGGCACCACCAATAATCGCTTTAGCAGGTGATGTCCATCCATGACTGCGTGCGAATTCCATTGCGTTATTTGGATTGTTGTCAAAAGCACCTATGCCGAAATAGTTATATACACCGGTTCTACCACTCGCAAAGAATGATGTACCATTAGCACTTTCTAAAAATGCGTGTGCAATCAGATAAATTTCATTAACGCCGTACTTTTTACAACCATCAGCAAACGCTTGACCTTGATTCTGTAAAGTCCCTTTACCTACAAGCAACTTGTTTAACTTATCAACTGAAATTCCTTGATATTGATTCAGCTTCAAAAACTGATAAACTTGTACGTTGTTGTTAAAGATTTTGTTAGTGTCCATCGCTGCCCTAGTTTGATTTAAACTAGCTGTATACCAAGTTACACCATTTGAAGTTTGGGGCTTTGGATTAAGACTAAATTGAATATCTAAAGCTTGTTTTAAGCTGTAATTGCTAATGATTCTATCAATTTTACTGTCTTGCTTGTCCTTAATGTTATTGCTAGGTTTTAACTCACTAGGCACAAATTTTGTATTTTCTTTAACAACTGTTCTAATCCTTATTTTTTCTACGACGTCTTTTGGTTTATTGTTCAATAACTTATCTTTGTCGTTAAATAGCTTAATTAGCTCGTTGACAGCCTTTTGATAGTCTTTAGAAGTAAAACTACTAGACTTCAAAGAATCTTTACCAGTGTGCAATTTGAACGTTCTCCAAGAGCTTTTATCGATAACAATAGAGCTTGTGTTCATCTTTTTACCGTTAGCCTCTAATAATAGCTTAGCTAGTGATAAGCATTCGATTTCGTTCATCTTAAAATTATCACTCACTGCAGTTCTAGCTTCTGTAATGGATAAAACTATTGCATTGTTATAACCTTGTACGCTTTCTTCAATAGGTCTACACGCCCACACACTCAATCTATCGACGAAAAAGTGAGGAATTTCATCTTCGTTTAAATCATCTCGATATTTGTAAATGTCATTTGTAGACAATGCTGTGTTTGCGTTTTTGATAACAATTTTATTAGGTTTATTATTGTGGTTATCTGATTTGGTGATGTAGTGTACAAAGCGATTTGCTTTTACTAGCTCTATACGCGCAGTAGTAAACAAGATTTTTGTCACTACTTTATATATTGGTTTGTTTGATTCGGGTTTCTTTGTCGGCTCAGGGTCTTTCGGTATAGGCTTATTTTCTGGTGGTATAGGTGTAGGCTTAGGTTCCGATTTGTATGCAGGTCTAACAAAATGAGTTACACCAAAATAACTATGCTTTATCTTTGCTGCAGGACTACCGACGTATGAGTTAGCGTTATTCCAGTTCTGATCTACACTATAAAAATAGTCTTTGGTTGATGGGCCGACAACAATACCCGTGTGACCCCATGTGTTCCAGTTGTAGTTACCACCTGTCCAAATTGCCATATCGCCCGGCTTAGGGACAAAGTTAGTAGTGTTTTTATATATCTTGAACCCTGCAGGATAGCGATACCATGCCATATCTCTTGCGTTGCCTGGTGTCTTAAAACCCCAATACCTATTAAAAATGTAATTTGGTAAATCCCAACACTGACGACCATAATAACCATCTACATCTACACCACTGCCGATTAAATTGATTGCCCAGTCAACCACCTGTTTTGCCGTTGGTTTACCCGTTTTAGGCAGTGCCATGACATCACTTCACTTTCGAAAAAATAAGTCGACACGTAAAGTGCCGACTCACAAAAATTATTTACATTTGCGTCCATATAAGTAACATGCTAGCCAATTAGCCCAACTCATATAAACACCTCCTTAAGGAATTAACGCATTGATAGACGCTGTAATAACAACAATCATAACGATTGTTACCAACGCCCAAATAGCACCAACGAGCCACTTATTCAAAGCTAGCGTCTTACCCTCGTTGTTTTGGGCAACTTCGACTTGCATTTGATAGCGCTCTTCAATACGATTCAAAATTTTAGTTTGTTCAAAGTTTTCATTAACAACTTTTTCTTGTTTGTCTTTGAGTTCCTTGTGTGATTCTTGTAATTCTTGATGACCATTCCTGTATTCCTTTCGCAGACTAACAACATGTGAGGCCGCTTCGTTTGCTGTCTGCTCTATACTATCAACACGTTCAGTTAAATCAGCAATTTCTTGTTTAATTTTCTTTATCTCATCCAAACAAACACCGCCTTAATAGATTTCGAGCAATCTTAATAAATGCCGTAGATAGCGGAAATATATGCGTCTGAATCGACCGCTTGAGCATCACCCGTTGCTTTTAAAGTCTTTTGTAAAACGATATGTGTATCGTCTTTGATTTGAATGACAACTTCATCAAGGTGGCCGTTTTTATAACCGTCGCCGGAACTTTGCATACCGATATGATTCATATAAATAGTGCTGCCGTTATTTGGAATGTTAACCCATTCAACTGCATGTCTATTAGTTGTGTATCCTACTTCAATGATTAGTTTTCCAAAATCATGACAATTACCGTTCAATGTTGCGGTTTGTCCTTTAGTCAGCTTACCTGACCACAACTTAACCGGTACAGACGATACCCAACGCCCATGCAATTTGCCTTTATATTTTTCGATAGAATAGCCTGCACCGAGCATAGTCATCATACCGTTATCCGCGTCTTTCATAACCGCTTCAATGTACCCGTTCGCATTGTTAGAATTACGTGTCGGTATGTTTTGAGTTGTACTATTAAAGTAGTACACACCCGATTTTGTAATATTAGCAACATCATCAAGCACACCCGTTTTAACTCCAGTCACTTCATCTTTAATACGCTCTAATTCTTCAGTAGTTTCTCGTTTTAAAGTATCGATTTTTGAACTAATTGCATCAACATTATTATTAACAGTATTGAGCGCCTCGTTAAATTCACCTTTTGTCAGTAATTCACGCTCATTCGCGATGGATTGAATCAAATCTAGTTGCTGTTTTAACGCTTTTGCTAAAGTGGCATTTGCTTCGACTTGCGCTTCTGTACCTGCAGCCTTCGTTTTCAATTCTTCTAAATACGTATTGATTTTTTCTTCTAATTCAGCTATTTTTTGTTGGTATTCGGTAAAGTATGATTCTGAATTAATCCCAAATTCAACCATATTTTTAAGTACAGTAATTTTGACTTCAAGTGTCGAATCTGTTTGCTCGCCACGCTTTAATTTGAAAAAGGCTTGTCTGTATTCGCCTTCCGCTGTGCTTGCTTGATGTGGGAATGTGTATCGAAATACACCATTGACAGGATCTAATACAATGGCACCGCGTGTGTCGATAATTTTTTCGCCATCTGGTTTAACGCCTTCGAAAACAGGTGTAAGACCATGAAGATTGTAAGGTGTACCATTCGACCACACTGTGATTGTTACAGTTTTAAGTCCGCCGTCACCAACACGCGTGACTAAGTATTGTTGCTTTTCTTGTGAGGTACCTTGCTTAGTAATATCGTAAAATAAGTCTTGATTTGCCATTATTTAACCTTCTTTCTTATCCGTAAAAATAGTAGTAATTTTTTAACAGTTCATGTGTAATTACTTCGTGTCCGAGCTCGTTCGGATGCAATCCATCAACCATGTTTTTAACTCTGAAAGCAGGATTATATGGATCTAATAAGTCTGTGTGGTATGCATCAAAAACCGGTACATTAAGTTCTGAACACGCAAGCACTTGCGCATTTACATACGCTTCTAAATCAAGCCCTAGACTATTCTTATCGGTGTCTTTACGTCTAATTGTCGTGCCATTAACCGGCAATTGACGCGTTGCAGTCATCACAAGAATCTTAGCTTTAGGATTGTTAGATTTAATCAATTCAACTGTTTTACAAAACGCACCGTAAAACGTTTTTTCATTTGTTTTACTTGTTCCAATTTGAACACCTGACGAGCCGTTGTATAACCAATCGTCATCAGTACCTTGAATGATAACTAAATCCTTATTTCTGATTTTTGAAGCTTGTTCATAAATGGAATTAGCCTTGACTGTTGACATAGTCGCACCGCTTACCGCTTCATTCTGTACAGTAGCACCTAACTTTTCAGACAGGTATTTACCAAAGTTTTTATTTGATTTACTACCTTTTGCGACAGAATCACCAATAATCCCAATTTTTTTAACACTTTTGATTGTCTTTGACTTTTTAACAAAATCAGCAAAGATTGTACCGTTTTCAGTCACGATAAATCTATCATCATTAGCAGTCTTTTGAGATTGACTTTTAATTTGATTTAAATCTGCATCTAATCGTGATTTGAGTGATGTATGTCGCTCCCCTTTTAAATCACTTAAACTCTTTTCATAATCCTCTGTAATAGCAAGAGGTGACATTTCAGGTAAAACAATCGCTCTGATTTCTTTTTGCAGTTGATCATATCGTTTAGTAAAAAGCGTATCAATTAAACTGTCTAAATACTTATTACTTGTTTTACTTTTGATGTCGAGTAACTCAGTCAGTAACTTATCAATTTCTTTAAAATTACTTTCGACATCTTTTTTGAAATCACGAAACACGTTTGATAACTTTAACTTCATTTCCAAACCTCCTAAAATTCTAAAATTTCATGTAAGCGTACTTTGTTTGCTTTGGTTGTCCTATTATGGTTGTCATTCGTACCATTAACGACATTATCTTTTACTATGACTGTTTTTGTACAAAATTCATTCGCGGAATTTGTAGGGATTAGATGCACAATTTTTGTTGTACTATGAGCCGACACGTGATACTTAGGTACATATTGATAATGGTAGTTATCATCTTCAGTGTCAGAACGCCATACCAACACAATGCCATTTTGGCATTCGCTCACTTTTTTACTTAAATTTACAGTTTGAGTTGCGTTTGGCCATTTGTTGATGTTTGCTGCAATAACTGAACTGGATGCAGTTGCATTTGATAACCCTTTATCGTAAGCGTTTGAATTTGTTTTCAACTCATCAAGGCGACGCTTATCTTCAGCGGACATTAAGCCCGCTTTTTGAGTAGTCGCATTTGTGAGTGTATCAGGGTTGAACTGGTTTAAGCTGTCCAGTTTAGTTTTGTCTTGCGCGGACATCAAACCATTTTTCGATGGCGTTGCAACATCAATTGCATCCGCATTAAAGTTTTCTAGTTTTTGTTTTTGCTCGTCAGTTAATAACTTTGATTTATCTAAACCGTCAACAACATCAATGTGCGATCTAGCATAAACCTCTTCGCCATCGTATGTTAACGTCCTTGCCTTAGTAATTTCAGCCATTTATTACTTCACTTCCTTATAAAAAATAGACCCAAGTCGACTTGAGCCTACACCATTCAAATTATCTAATTTTATTTTGTCATCTTTCGACATTAAACCTTTTTTTGTTGTCGTCGCAACCGGTATAACATCAACATTTACACCATCGCCATCCAATGCAGTGACAAACGTCTTTCCACCATCATTACTAATGACTATGCCTTTGTCAGGTGTAAAAACAGTATTCAACAACTTATTTACCGACTTTATACCTTTCGAATCAGCTCTTAACGCGTTACCCATATCAAGCACATTGTTAGCTGCTGACACAAACCCTTTTATCTTGTCTTTAGCTTCTCTAATGTCTGTAGAACTTCCACCGATGCTGTTAGCAAGACTGACGCTATTGCTGACTTTTGAATTATATCTATCACGCTTTTTATAGTCTCCAAGCGTGGCGTTTTGTTCAAAAATCTTATTGTTGATGTCTCGTTTAGTTTGTACCTCTACGATTCTAACAAAGTCAAAAACATCAATAATATCATCTTTAACAGGTACGAGGTCACCCACGACAGGAACCGCTTCAGCATATTCTTCTTGTAATGTGATAAAGTCTAATGTCAAAGATGTTTTTAATGAGTTATCAACAGTATTAATCATCTTGTTACGTAAAAACTCTTCATCTTTAATTCTGCCGTCAATAATTGCGGGCGCTTCATAAATACCTATATCATCGGCTAATGGATGTTGGTAGATAAGTTGCATTGATGCTTCTTGAAATTTCACATTATCATCAAAGTTGCCGTAACCACGAATGTAAGTATAAAACTCAGAAGAATCTTCTTCTAACTTAAAATTCAAAGCGTTAGTACCGTTTTCGATAAAATAGTCTGCTTTTTGAAAGACCTTTTTAGTTAAGATAAATGTTTTTGTCTTTGGAACATATTTAAATTCAAGATTATAGCGTTCTAGACCTTTTTGAAAGGTCTCAAGTACAGTGTCACCATCGCCCGCATTTTCAAATTTTAATGCTTTAACTTTAGCATCTAATTTGTATTTATATCCCGTCCCTTTAAAAACAGTTGAAAAGAAACGTTCAGCGGTAAAGCTACCAGTCAAATTGTCGTATATGCGTTTTGCTTTTAAATCGTCAATTTGTTTTTCTTTGCAATGCACAGTTACCCTTGTTGTTAATGAGTTTGATTCTTTAGAAACTAAAGCAACCGTATAGATTTTGTCATCATTTTGACCACCAACATTAGTGACTTGCCATTTTTTAGAAATCGTATTTACAATTTCTCTGTTATTTTCGTTTTCTGAAAAGCTAAATGTCAACTGACTTTCACCACTTATACGCTCTGTGAGTTCTGTTGGTACTTGCAGAAAATATGCTTCGCCTAATATATTACGTAATTTAATCATCTCTTTATCTACCTACTTACTATAAAATCGCATATCAAATTCGGCTTTTTTTACATTTTGGTTAAATCTAAATTCGTTAAAGCCAGGCAAAAATACCGGTAATGCAATATTAGATTCATTAACAACCGAGCGACCGTTTTTAGTGATTCTTAAACCGTCGTACTCTAAAACATCACCAGACTTAAACTCAACGCCACTCACACGCATTAAGTCACTTCCGGAAAGTGACCACTGAAAATCGTTTGTCGCTTTACCTATTGTTATTCTGACCTTTTTGTACATGTTAAATTGCTTGTTAGGGACTGTACCGTGATAGTAAACTTGACCCGCTTTAACATTATTAAAAATATACGTTTGTTTTGCAGTGTCATCAAAATCGATGTCATCATCAGACGCCCAAAAGCCATTGATTAGTTGCTTGTGCAAATCTAAACTTGTTTCAACTGATTCAGCAAACGGCAAATGTGTCGTAACAAATTCTAGTGATACATTACCGATGTTGTTTTTTTGTTCTGGTGTCAACACATTAGACAGTTTAACGAGATACCTTTTAGCGTTCACTTGAAGATTATCATCGTCAAAAATAGGTATACCATGATCATCTACTTGTTGATAATCAGTTGCCAAAGTGTTTTTAAATTTATAGTTTACTTTGTCGTGTCTACGCAATTCTTGAATATAAAACGGCTTTTCATCTTGTACTAGCTCATACAGCAAATTACGTTGTATTGCGTAATCTAGATTGTCATCAGCCACAAAGAACACGGGTACATGTATTTTACGTGAATGATACAAACTACTTACAAGATGCCTGCCGTGCATGCCTTCGTAATCTTGATAATCATCTTTCATTTCTATACTTTCTACAATTACGTCTTTAACAATCATTTTATAATCTTCTAAATGGTAGGAAGTACCATCTAGTTTCGTGATTTTAATGTCCATTTATGATACCTCCTACATTTCAAAGATTGAATGTTTTTCTGCCTGTTTATCGTTAACAATGCCGTAAATTGCATCATTGTCTAATCTCATTTCAATTCTTACCGTTTTCATTCTAGGGCTAGTTTCAAACGAATGTGTGTGTTGGATTTGTGTTGTGAGGTTTGCACTTAATCCTGATAATCCATTTAAACCACTTGTAGCATCAGATATGCTAGGCAAACTTAAAACTGGATTAAACGCTTTCGTTAATTGTCTAGCGACGTCGACAACGCTACCAACTGCATTTTGTCCCTCTTGATCAACACCAATTCCTAAACCTTGCATTGTGTACACACCAATCTGCTTAAAGACACGTGAAGGCGATTTGATACCTAATAAAGATTTCGCTTTATCAATAGCACCACTAACTGCGCCAGTTACCGCGTCAATTAAGGCACCTGCTGCATTTTTCACTCCGTTAACTAATCCCATTATGAGATTCCTACCGGCGTCCATAAATTCACCAACAAAATTGACTACCGCATTAAGCGAATCCTGTACTTTTTGTTTAATGGCATTGTAAAATTCTACCATTTTTGAAATTACAGTAGACACAATTTGACTGAATTTACTTGATACGACCGACCACAAGTTCGATAAAATAGAGCTTAAAATGCTATACGCTTGTTGAATTTTTGTTGAAATCCATCTATAAACTTCACTAAATTTTTGACTTACAGTAGATGAGATTCTACTTAAAATTGAAGCGAAGAAACTGTATATAGCATTCCAAATTGTTGTTACAAATGAATTTATAGCATTTAAAACAGTTGTGATAACAGTTACTAATGTGTTCCAAACAGTTGTTGCTACCGAAACAACGGTGTTCCATATCGTTTGTAAAAAACTTAAAATTGAATTCCATATCGTTTGTTGAACGGTTAGTATCGTAGTGATAACAGTTACAATAACAGTCACAAGCAAATTCCAAATTGTTGTTGCAATCACGATTAACGTATTCCATAAAGTTGATAAAAACGTTAGTATATTTTGCCATGTTGTTGTTAACCACGTTTGTATACTTATAACAATATTCACGATTGTTGTAAGTAATAATTGCCATAAAACAGATGCTATCGTTGCTAAAGTTGTCCACAGATTTATAAAGAAATCTTTAATTGAATTCCATAAATTGATGATGAAATTTCTAAATGCCTCGTTTTTGTTCCACAAAATAACGAAAATCGCAATTAATGCGATAATTGCACCGATAACTAATCCGATTGGAGAAGTTAAAAACCCGATTGCAGCGCCAAGTAACGGTAATAACCTCGCTACTAAACCAATAGGACCGCTTAATAAAGAAAAAGCTTTACCTATTAATGGTAATACCGCTCTTAAGAAACCTAATTTTGATATTAAAGGACCTAAAAACTCAACAATACCCGATAAAACAGGATACCAAGTCATTAAGACACCGGCAAAAGTAATGGCTAAGCCTATGATTTGAGCAACGATAGGGTGAGTTTCAAATAACTTTGCAACAAAACCGGTTATCGCAGTAACAACATTTAGTACAACGCTCGCTATAGGTGCCATTGCTGTACCAAAATTGACCAACACCATTATGATGTTGCCAATCAAGCTCATAATTGTCGGGCCATTTTGTTGTACATAATCAATAAACTTTTTAAATCCATCTGATTGAGCAATTTGTTCAGACCACGTTCTAAATCTACTAGCCATTTGTGCTAGCGATTCAAATATAGATTGAGAATTTGAACCAAATGCTTTGAATAGATTAAAGATACCTATAAATGTATCGCCGAAAATTTTACCTATAATCGGTAAATTCACTTTCACATAATCGATAAATTTTTGAATACCATTTTGGGTTGAGACTTTGTTTGCCCATTTTTGGAATGATGCACCCATGTTATTCAATCCGTTTGCTACAAACTCAAAAAGTGGCGTAAATTGCGTTAGTATATTAACGAACCCATCAGCAAAACGGCCTGCTGCACTCAATAAACTTGAAAAGACTTTAACACCTGACGTATTCATAGATTCAAAAGCTTTTTTAGCTGTACTAGATGATGTCACCCATTTCTCAAAACTTTGCGCGCTAGAATTTACAGCTTCTGAAACACCTTTTAAAAATGGAGTTAAGTTTTTTAAAGTGGTTTGTACACCATTCAAAGCTGATGATAAAGCACCAAAAATCGAATCAGCATTCAATCTAATGATTTTCTGCCACTCACTTGTTACACCTTCAAGACTACGCTTGTATGCATAAGTTGCAGCACTTGCTTGCAATGTTCCAGCTTCAAGCATTTTAATTGCAGATATAGCCATCGCACCAAATCCAACTACGCCAGCCCCTGCAATAGCAAAAGAGCCCGCTAAACCGATAGCACCACCACCGACAACAGCCAAAGCGTTACCAACCGCCATAATCGCTGGCACTAAGCTTGCAATTATTGGAATCAACGCACTAAACGATGACAACAACGTGCCTTTAATCATATTAGCGCCAATAGTCCCAAATGTTCGGATTGATTTAGCGATACGATCCATATGCGCTACGAATTCATCACTTTGTTTGTTGAGGTAATCTAACATTTTAGAAAAAGGATTTTTTGAACCTTTTCCATCTACATCGACTCGAACTTTTCTTCGATTCGGTATGCTTCGTAGCAACGCTTTAAATAGTCTAATCTTGTTATTAGCAACACTGTTTTTAACTTCTAATTCTGTATTGACTGTTTTACCATCCAATTTATTAATTTCAGCTTTTGTTTTATTGAATTTAGTTACAAAAAGTCTATCTTGCAAATCGATAGCTGTTTTAACTGATTTATTATCTAAAAATTGTAAGGCTTTTTCATAATTTTTTAGTTTAGTTTCAGCTATTTTTGTGCTTGCGTCTATTGTGGCATTTGCTTTTTTGCCGTCAATTCTTTCCAAAGCTAATTCCGCTTGTTTAACTTTTTCTTCAATTAGCTTGTCATCAGCTTTCAATTCAACATCTTTAATCCTAGCTATTGTTTTTTCATACCGTTGTAACGTTTGAATAGCCGTTTTGATAGCTTTTTTAAACTTACCTGTATTCGCTTTTAAATCCGCTGAAACAGTATAATCTTTGTTAGACAATCATTGCACCTCCTCGCTATTTAATACTGTTGTTAATCTCTGCTATGGCTTTGAAGAAATTGTTATTTTCAGGTTCCACTTCTTCAAGTTCATCTGTAAACACAATCTCTTTACCATCAAGCAATCGATTGTAATTAACCTCATAATCCAATATGTCATTTGGACTTTTGAACCTGTATACTTCTTTCGGTTCCTTTTCGGTCCCTTCATTCTTTGTTGCAGCTGCATCACGTATCGCAAACGCTAACTTGTAACGCTCATATTCTTCTTTCAAAACATCAAATCGTAATGCATACATGCGATAGTTAAACTCAGTCAAAGTCATTTCATTGATTTGTTTTAAACTGGTCATTTTTAAATCTGACATGCACGCGATTACAATTCTGCTGTATGTTATTATTCTTCCATCACTGTCTCCGCTTCTTCGTCTTTCAGGTGATCCTGTACTAGGTCGCGGGTCAATGGTCGCTCCCCCAAAACATCAATGATAGCTTGACCGAACTTCTTGAACGAACCATATTCATCACGCGCATTGATTAATACTTCTTCAAGCTCTTCATCTGTTTTCGGACGTCCTTTTTGCCCTAACGTTGCAGCATTAACAATTTTAGCTAAGCCAATAATGTTTCCGCTTTCTAACTTAGGGATTAGCATTGATAAGCCCTCGCCTAGATTAACCTTTTCAACATTCAATCCTAATGCTTTATCGATAGATGTTAATTGACCTAATCCAAACTTCAATTCTAATTCGTGTTTTCCATTTTTTACTGTAACCATTTAAAAAGCCTCCATAATTTAAATTTAAGTACAAAAAAACGGGCAATTAAGCCCGTTAATTATTCCGCAGAGATGCTAACTGATTTCGCGTTAGGTACCGCTTGCACATTCGTTGGTTTAGCAACGCCTGACACCATGTCGCCACTTGAATCTTCCATATCCTCAGTATCGACTGTAGGTTGTGGAATGTTTTGCGTAATTTCTGTTGCAGGGTCGTCTTTAGTCGTGTTGTGGAATCGATATCCTGCGAGTTCAAGTTTCGTTTTAATCGTTTCAGGAATTGTCGCAAATCCACGTTGATATTTACCGAAAACATTAAATTCTGTTTCGTATTCGTCAACGCCTTTGACTTCTCCTTTAGACTCAAACTTCTTGAATTTACCTTGATAATATTTCGCTTTGAACTTACCTTCGTTTTCGCCTTTACCTTCTACTTTGCTTTCAATTTCCCACGCTTCATAAATGATACCATCACGTACTGCATCCTCAACTTCATCAGCAAAACTGTCACGATAGTCCATTTTAGCTGTAGCCGAGATGGTATTTTCAAGTGATCCACCAGTCGAATAAGAATCATCCATCGTATCTTCATTTTCAGAATCCGCTTCAAGTGACACACTATACTCAGTTAAAAACATCATCTTTTTAGCATCCACTTTTTGACCGGCAATTCGGAATAAAAACAATCTGTCTTTACTGTCTTTTTTAGCCATTCATTATGACCTCCTATTTAAAATAATTTGTAATTAGCGATAAACACTGTGTGTAGTAGTTGCCTATCGCTATTTTCTACTTCATTTAATGTCTTAATATCCATGTCATCAATCATTAGTTGATAACCTTCTACGCTATCGATATTAGAGAACTCAGTATCGACCGAATACACAATACTGTCATGTCGTCCTCTATCGTCTGCATAAGTCCAAAAGTCAATTGTGGCGGTTAATTCACCGCCGAAATTATCCATATTGTACTTAGTTTTGTTTATATCTACATTTCTAACAACAAAAAAGGGATATGAGATTTGAGTGTTCAATTCTTTAAAATCAATAACATCAAATCCGTATCCCTCTAAAGCAGAATAAATATAGTCAAACAAAGCTTGTTGCGCTGTGGATTTTAACATGTAACACCTCGCTAACCATTCAACAACCGTCTTAAATCTTCAAGCGTTGATTTTTTCAATGTTTGATAAGTTGGAAACATAAATGGTGCCGCTTCCATGTATCGTGTACCAAATTCAAGGAAGCCGCTGTAATGGGCGGTAGAAATAACACGATAGTGTAGTTCTCCCACTTTTTTTACTTCTATTGACCTAGCTAGATTACCAGTCCAATAACCCTTATTCATCACTTTTTTAGCATTAGATACTGCAATTCCAATACCTTCAATAGCATTGTTTTTTAGAATCTCATCAACATCATCATCTATGTCATCGTACATTTCTTCTAGGTGACTCATTAAACCCTTAAACCCTCTAGATTGCATTAAAAAAGCACCTCGCTTATAAAAAGTGAAGTGCTATGATCGTACACACGGATATCCATGACTTTGTATTTTCTGCCTTTTAACAAGACGTGTGTTGGTTCCAATTTTAATTGTTTAGGCAAACGCACTACCGATACATCTTTAGCCATTTCGCCAAATTCGAGCTGAGTACGCTCTCTCGACAATCTATTAACATTACACGGTATTTTTGTATATGTTTTGTAACTGGCTTCTTTCTTTTTGGTCAAAGGATTATATTTACTTCGCTCTTCAACGACAAGGTCGACTCGTTCTGAATACCTCAATAGAAATTCACGCTCCCTCGCTCACTTGAATCAAGCTTAGGATACAAAGCATCAATAATACCTTGATATTCTTCAAAATCATTACGCTCAAAACTATTACTACGACCGTCTTGCGAATCTGTAGACATACCTTCTGCACCGATACGATTGTACCGTTTTGTTGAAACTTCAACGACTATAAATCGTAACCTGTCAGGAATGCTAATTGTGTCTACCGGCAATCTCGATAACAATTCAGCAGCAACATTGTCGATGATAGAATTTAGCTGTTTATCTTGCTCGCTATCATTCAATCCTATACGACTTTTAACGTCGTCTAAGTAACTCATCTTAATCACCACTATTCAACTGTAATAGTGATTTGTGCTGTTTTATTACTACCGTCTTTTGTCGTCGCTGTAATTACCGCTTCACCATTTTGTAATGCATTAATCACTCCTGTGTTTTCATCAACAGATACGGTTTCTGGTGCATTAGATGCATAACTTAACGATTTATCAGTTGCTGTGGATGGCGATATATTAGGTTCTAATTGTTCATTTGTACCATTGGTAATCGTTTTACTTTCAGGCACAAAGCTAATGCTCGTGATTAAGATTGAGTTTGTAGTAAATTCAGGTACATCAACTTTTTCTGATTCTTTACCATTTTCCTCAAAAGCAACTTTGTATTTACCTTTAGGATAAGTTGTTGCAGGCTCTAAGCCTGAAAGACTTACGTTAACACGTCCATCTCCCTCTGCAGATGCAACAACTTCATCATTGCTGTATAACTTTAGTTTTCTGGTCATTTAAATACCTCCTACTCAATTTTGAAATCCCCTATTCAACCGAAATATTTACCGATTTTGCGTTCGGTGTGATTTCGATTTTTTGGGGTTTACGAGGGTAAATTACTCACTTCGTCTGCTTTGATAGTTACTTTAATAACCGCGTCGATGTTTTCTGGGAACATTGAGATAGCGGATGCATAAATAGTGTCTGATGTTAAACGTTGTGGTTGAATGTCATGTAACACACCAACGAAACCAGTCGCATCAGTTGAAAAAGCAAATGCACGTGCTAACTCACCGCGTGGATTAGCATATGCCACGTTTAAGTTTTCAGCCACTGTCATCCACACTTCGCCTTGTGGCACGTCTGCAAACTCTACAATTTTAACGCCTACATAAGGTGTTAAGAGGTTCACACCGAATTGCGCACCTGTTGAGTTAATAAAACCATTTGCTAAATACTCGGCCGTATCATTTGGATTAACGAAAGCGATAGGTGTAATCTCGTCGTCTAATAATACAGACAAGTTTGCACGTCCTTTAGATAAAGCACCTTGTAAGTTTTTAGCGCTTAACTTTGCTTTGTTTGTACGTTCTTCATTTTCAATTGCTGATTTTAGCGTTCCGAAAAATTTAGCACGGAACTTTTTCTGAACGTACTTAATCATCTCGTTGTCAGTTTGATTAATAGCTAAATCATAACCGTGAGCTTGAATCGCTTCGGCCGACGTTGATTTACGATATTTAGCAAACTGTAATTCAGTAATATCAACTTGTTCACGAGTAACTTTTGTTAAAGGAATTACGTCACCTTCTGCTACATCTCCGTTTGGTTTTTCAGAATCTTCTACTTTGAATCGATATTGTTTAAGTGCTGAACCTACGTTCATAGGGATTTTGTTTTGAATCGCTAAAGCTTCAAATAATTTGGTTAATCCCACACCTAACTTATTAGCAAAATCAATAGACTTTGCCTTTCCTAATGCTTCCACATTGATTAAATTGTTTTCTGCTGGCATAAAATTACCTCCGTTTTTTAGTTAAATAAGTGCATGTTTTGTGCGATAGCACTTTGTCGTTCGCTATCGTCTTTAATCGCAAGAATTTCATCCCGACTCAATCCTGACTTACTGAAAGATTTAGGCGAATTTTGTCGTAATGTTTCTTGCACTTTCTTTTGAACCATTTCATCAAGAATCTTTGTAAGGTTGTCAACGTTGTTTTTTGTCGTTTCAGCGCTATCAGACACAACAATGTCTAACAACTCATCACTTACGTCGATATCCTTGTCTTTGAAGATCACACGGGCTTCTGAACGCATCTCATTCATAGCCTTTTCAGCACGCAATTGATTCAATTCTGCTTCTAGCTTTTCGCGTTCATATTCGGCCTTTTGATCCTTGTTCATTTTTGCTAATTTAGCAGCTTCTTCGGCCTTTTCTTTCGCATACTCATCTGCTTTTTTCTTCTCTTGAGCCACACGACGTTCAATGATTTCATCGACTTTCTTTTGTTGCTCGGCTGTGAAAGTTACTTCATCTTTTTTGTTCTGTTCTTCATTTTCAGTATTTTTGTTAGCACCTTCGTCGTCCGCTTCCTCTTCCGAAAAGAACTGTAAATTAAACTTAAGTTTATTTTCTTTCATGAGATATACCTCCATTTTAAGTCTGTCGACTGCTATCCATGCACCTTTTAACGCCATGAGCACGTTTTGGGCAATAAAAAAAGCCACTGCAGCACAGTAGCTTAAAAATGCGTATAAAAATAGCACCTCAACCATTATTATCGGTTAGGTGCTTAATCTAAAATTTCAATTGATTTTATTTCGCTTTCATCGATATCATATAGTGAATTGCCATATTCAAAGTGAATAGAGTCTTCTCCACTTTCGTTATCTATTTCGTCATCATAGTTCGTAACTTTTCCTGTTAATCGCTGACCGTCAATAAATTCTATTGATACCTTTTTGCCGACATAAGTCCACAACTTCATCATTTGTCTTCCTTTCCGTTTGGTATGATGTGCGTTCCTGTTTTTGAATAATGCACAGTTCCAAATTTCGTTTCTTTCCATTCGCCATCCATATAGTCATTTCCGATGATTTCACCAAAATCAATGACTTCCTTGTTTTTCCATTCTCCGTTACGCTTAGTTAATAAGCGACCCTTCCCAATTTTTTGTGATAACAACGAATCTAATTGTTTATTTTCTAATATAGTGTAACTAGGCATTGCCTTACCTTTTTGTAAATTCTTTTTCTTATAATCTTCATACAATTGATGACCTAATTGGTGTCGATTCTGTTTATTAGGGTTTAATTCAACTTTTATTTTACCACTATCAATGGCATCCGTCATTTCTTTTTTAGCTAAAAGTTGTGTCGTTTCCTCTTCGTCTAACTTATACTTACCCTTCCGCTTCTTAAAGAAATCATCACGCCAGTTACCTATATGTGGTATCGTCGTACTTCTACAATGTGGATGCATAGGAGGAGCGTTAACACCTGGTGTCATGTCCTTGACTTTGTATACTTTCTTATCATGATGACGACACACTTTAGATGTCTTTTCATCACGTTTCGCAACAAATTCATATTCACCATCTTCGCCGAGCGTTTCAAGGTATGACAGCTTTTGTGCTTCCGTTTGCACACGTGCTGATTCAGTAACAAGTAAACGTTTAGCATCATGTGTTGTAGCACCTGTTTTCTTTTTGAAGTCAGCAACGTATTCGTTCGGGTGTCGACCTCTGTTAACAACATTTGTTGCAACTCGTTCGACTTCCTTGCGCACTAGATCCATATCGTCCCACAAGCGTTCTGACCATGTAACACCTTTGAAGTTACTATTAACAACTGCCTTAATCTTCTTGTCAGTAACATTGATGTCAGTACCTAAAATGCCTGATTGTCGCTCTACTTCTCTATCAATAGCTTTAACCAACGACTTTTCTATGTGGTTTTCTACTTTGATACTTGCTTCGGTTACTAATAAATCGAGGTTCTGCTTTAACAACTTTTCGCGCGATACATACATCTTAGTATTGTACTTTTTAAGTTGCTTATTTGCTTCTTCGCTAAAGTCCTTGTTTTTAACTAATGCTCTGGCTTTATTATGGAAAGCGACTACATCAAATTCATCAACTATCTTCTTAGCTTCGGCAATCGTAAGTCCTTCAGCGGTCGCATATTTAGCGTAAAATGCAAGTAGTTCCTTTGCAATATCAGCATACATCAATGTGACTATACGTTGTAATTCAGCCGCTGCCTTTGCATCTTCCACTAATTCGCTGTCAATCGTGTTTTGCGCACGCTCTAACCAGTAATCCAGTGAATCAGCCATTAGAATCATCTACATTCGTATGATTTTCAAAAGCTTCACCATATCCTCGCTTATCCGCTTGCTTCTCTCGTTGCGCTTCTTCTTCGTGCATCTTATCGAGTTCTTCTTTAGGATTATCGATAAAGTCTAACAAACTCAAACGTGTGCTTTCAGATACACCACCACTAAGCGCGTTAAACGCATTGATAGATTCCATCATAGACTTTGGTAAGTTAGGCGTAAACGTAATTGTTAGATCTGCGTAATTATGTTGCTTTAATCCCGTCAAATTAACATTGTTCAATAACAACTTATACCGCTTCATCAATCCTTTTTTAAACAATCGCTCTTTAATCGCTCTGACTTGTTCAAGACCGAATAGCTTGTATTTCATAGCTTCTCCGGATTGAACACCACTAAACTGTTCGTCATTCAAATCAGGCGTATTTGTATACTTGTGAATGTCGTTTTGCAATCGCTTCTTATACGCTTCAACACCTGCAACATCATATTGCTTATAAACATACTTAACTTCTGCCTTGCCTTCTGAGCCATTTGCATTTGTACCAGGCTCTAGATGAATCATATTCGCATCTCTAAACGCTTTAGCATCTTCACTGTCTAAATCTACGTTACCGATAATAGCAAGCATAGCATCGTTTAAATCAGTCATGTAGTTAGCTGTATCAGACTGCGCACTATCGTACAAATCAATTAAAGTAATAACATTCTCAAAGTCACCTTGCTTAAATTGGTCGTTGAGGTATTCAATGATAGGTACATCGTTGTAGTAATGTTCCACTTCTTCCACACGGTGATATGTACCACCTTTAATTTCGATATAGTAAATTCTATCTGTCGTATAAACTTCGACATGCTGAACTGGTACTTTGTCCTTATCTTGCTTTTCAAAGTACCTTACACCTGCAACAACTTTTTTATCTAACGTTTGGTCATATACTACGAAAGTGCTTTTAGGATCTAACACTTTGAACGTGTCTTTATCTTCAAAATCACGATATACAATCTCATAAGCGCGCCCATAAATAGACAAATTCAACGCTAAATCACTGTTAACCTCATCAGCGTCATTCAAATCGTTCAGCTCAATGATTTTGTCGTTCGTTTGATTGTCCTGATGTGTAATTGTTATAGGGTTTCCTGTGAGATAGCCAACGATGAAACGTGACACATACTTCGCGTAATTGTGTACTGCTCTGTGGTCAGCCTTATCGCCGTACTTTTGCAATCGACGTTCACCAGCTAGAATGTCGGTGTTTCTGTTCAAGTAATAGGCTTCTAGCATTTCTAAACGTGGTACTTGTTCAACTTGATGTCTGCTTATGAAGTTTCTGAGGTTTTCCTCTTTTAATAATTCCGCTAAATCGCTGACAACAAAGTCATCGTTAGCAAGAGGTGAAAACTTAGTATTAATGTTATTGATTGTATATACAGTCATTGATAGCCTCCTTAAAATAAGCTTTTAATCTTACGTAATGTATTTTTGTCTTTTTTCTGATGCTTTTTCTGTATGGTTAATGCTTCAACTGCGTATCTTAATGCATCAATGCAGTGATTATAAGTGTCAACAGGTTCGTTGTAATATTCATCCGTATTTTTGTCTTTTTTCCAAGTATAATTGTCAAATTCCTCAATCGTCTTATAACAACGTTCATCGATAACAATATCAAATTGACTAATAAATTGAATGCCTGCCATAACGCTGTCTTTCCCTTTCATGGCAGGCACAATTCTATCTATACCGTTTGCTTTGATTTCCATAATGCTTTTTTGTTCAGCCGAATCAGCCGTTATTTTTTCTTTCGAGTAACCTAAGTCATTGATAACTTGTGCAATCTCGTTATTTAGCATCCCTTTTTTAACATATTCCGACATGACATAAAGCTTTTTGTTATCGCTGTCTATTTTCACGTGAATAAAAGCGCTAGGATCATTGACATATCCAAAGTCTAAACCGAAATACGAAGGTAAATGACCTACTTCTTTATCGCTAATTATTCGCTTTTCATACTTAGGGAACACCAACTTATCAAGTGTTGCGAATTCGCCTAACGCATATATTTTGTAATATGCCGGATTCCGTGTTGCTAGCATCTCTAAATTTTCACGTGTCATATCGTCTAAAAACTTATTGTCTTTGTAACTCGATTGTCTAATCAATACGCCTTTCATCGGTTTACCATGTTCAAAAAAATATTTATATACCCAATTCAACTTAGACACAGGGTTGAACATTAAAAAGATTTGTTTCAGTTTGTGTTTACGCTCTCTCAAACGTAAAGTCAGCTGTGTGTAATCATTTAACGTAAACTCAGATGCTTCTTCCATAACGATATCTGACACTCCTTTTATCGATTTGATTTTTTCTGGGTTATCTAATCCCTTAAACAAAAAAACTGCGCCATTTGGAAGCTCAACTTTGTTATCTGTCTTATTCCATAAGCACATGTCCCAAATACCATAATTGATCAAACATTCTTTCACATCTTCAAACAAACTGTCTTTGATTGTCGACTGCACTTTTCTCAGCCACAAAATACGTCTTGGATATTCCCAGTCTTTCAAAGCTTTCAGTACAACTTTTTGAATAACGCCATGTGATTTACCACTTGAACCGCCACCATAATGGACTTCAGTAAAGTAATCGTAATTGAACAGTATTTCGAATATATTTTTGTTGAACACTTTTGACGGCTGCTTAAAGTTCAAACTAACTTTCGTCATCGTAATCACCAATGTTTATTTCGATATTCTTTTGTGTGATCTCTTTTTTATCAATATACGCACCATGTACTTTTAAGATATGGTCTATTGACCGCTGTCGCTCTTCTACATTAGGCGTGATAGTGTAAGTCACTTCTTTATCTACTTTACCACTTAGATGGTCATATCGCTTCGTATAAGCTGTCTGTGGTTCTCCTCGCGCAATTGATGCGGATAATGCTAAAGCTTCCGTTATACTCATTAGGCTTTCTACTTGAGCCTGCTCGATACGCTCTTTAATGTACTGCTTTATTGTAGTATTTTGTAGTAGCTTCGTTGCGTTGGTATTTGCTTTGTTTTTAGAATAACCTGCCTTAATATACGCTTGCGTTGCGTTACCACTTTTAATGTATTCATCTGCAAATCTTTGTTGTTTTATGCTTAACTTCATCTCATATATCACCACTCTCGCGCTAATTGCTTAATAATATTTAAAAAGGCACCACACAAACGTGCAGCGCCTAATGATTTTGTTTTGAGTATTTTATTTGAGTTATGCACTCATATCAACCACATTCAATGTAGCTCATATCAGCACACAAAAGACGCCTCTCGGGCGCCTTAACGTTCAATTAATATCAATAAAGTAGTATGGGAATCAACAAAAACCGAAAGAATCATCGTTGTACATTTCTGCACACTATTAATATAATGCAATTCGTCAATATCGTAAATAACGTTAAAGTACCTTACTTTTATGTGACGTTTTAAACTCTATTCTTTTCATCAGCTCAGAATGTTTGTTTTTAATATACTGTTCAGAGTATCCTAGAGACTCAGCAATGTCTGCTAACTTATACCCTTCAATAAACCTTAATTTCAGTATCTTGTGTTCTAATCCCTCAAATTTATCAATAACATCAAGAATCTTTTTCTGTCTTGTTTTTAAAGTTTGCAACCTCTCATTGATCACGTTGATTTCATCGACCACATTATCTGTTTGCTTGATACGTGATAAAAAGTCGTGCTTTTTACCCAATCTAGCCTTATCGTTAACGCTAACCGCTCCCCAATTCTCTATTTCATCGTTGCAAATGTCTTTTCTAAGTTTTAAACTTTCTATTTCTAATTTATTAGTTCTATACATCTCAATCAATTCAATCATTTACTCACGCTCCTTGATTCTGTCACGCAACAATTCAACCTCATACCCTTTAGCTTTCAAATCACCTTTCAAATTAGCGTTCTCGATCATGCTACCAACGAGTAAGAGCGATACAAAGATANTTAAATTTAGGGCTCTCATACTTCTTAATCGCTTCCTCTTTACTTTCTGCTTCCACAACCTCAAAAGACTGATTCTCTCTGGCTTTAGTTGCTTCTGTGAAAGTTTGACCTGTTGAATCTGTGAATGTAGTGATTAAATACTGTGTCACTTCCTCAGCACCTCTTTCACTTTAGTTAGTATGTCTTTCTTAACCGCCTCGAATTCGACACGTTTAGATTCCACTTGAGCCGAACCCTTTTTCTCCTCTTGCTGTTTCACTGTCGAACTCCTCCACTTTTTCTAACTCTGGTGTAATTATAGGCACAATAACTAACTGTGCCAGTTTGTCGCCTTTGTTGATTTGATAAGTACCAATCATAACTTCTTCTTTGTAATCCGAATCCACTTGAATAGTTTTGCCTGCAATATCTAAAGCTAAAGGGATAAAACTGTATGCATCATAACTTGCTAATTCTTCATTATCATTCTTTATATTAATCTGCATATGGCCTTGAAACCCTGCGTCAATCTTTCCTGTTTCAATGACAAGGTGCGTTTTACTGCTCACGCCACTCCTACTTGTAAGTAAACCAACGTACCCTTTAGGAATATTCACTGCAATATCTGTCGCAATTAACGCTTTCTCTTGTGGCTCCAAAACCACTGTCTCAGCTGCGTAAATGTCAAACCCTGCGTCTGTTGAATGGTTGCGTGTTGGTAATGTTGCGTTATCTGATAATAGTTTTATTTGTAATTTATCATTTATTTAAATGCGCTTTAATTTCCTCTGTTGTATGTCCGTTATCCGGTATCCACGCTAATGTTCCGTATCCGTTAAATTTACACAAGGTTTTTCGATTCGCTATAAACCACTCTGCTGCTGCGCGTAATACTTCTTCAGTGGCTACACGTCTGTTATCAATATCCATCATTGAATCTTTATTGATCTTTGCCATGTAAATGTCTTTCGATATGCATGCCACTACTAATTTTATGTTTTCAATTTTCATTTCATTCTCTCCTTTTATCTTTTATCTTTTTAAGTCCTCAATAAAATTAAGCACTCTATCGATGTCTATCTGCTTACTTTCTGACTTGCGTTTGTTTAACCAATAATCTAACTCGTACCACCATTCGTCATTTTGGTGCTTTTGTTCTAACAATGCGTCACGTTCTGACATGATTTCGAACATTCACTCGTCCTCCTCAAACTTTTCTTTAATNTCTGTTGCACTCTGTCGTAATAAGGATTGTCCGACCACGCTTTTTTGTGATGTAAGTGAGCATTGAACAGGTCAACCACATCATCTAACTTTCGCTTTAGTTCATCGCGTTGTTTTGAGCACTTAATTAGTTCGTTATGCCAATATTTGCTTTGCTCTTTATAGTATTCTTTTGAACCGTGTTCCATTACTTAATCAGCTCCCCGTCACGCCAGATTAACGTTAGCGTCCCATCATCGTTTATAATATATAATGTTTTAGTAGTAATATTTTCTTCAAGGTCAGATTCTTCTAGAAGGTNTTTTNCCAATGAAAGATGGGTACCATGGTGTTGAACGAGACGTCGCTATAAAACTTCACTGCCCTTCCATAATTTGATGTGAAAGTTTCACCTTTCACATTATTCTCTCGAGCCCACTGAATTAACTGATGTAGGTTCATTTCTTTTTTAACTTTAATCTTCATCATCGTTCCTCCCCAAAGCTTTCTCTCCAGTTGCATACAGAAGCAATGTGGTACATTACATCTTGTAAATTATCCAATATTTCACCATCGTCATCGATATAACTTTCGAATTCCAGATACTCTGTTGAATTGCTCCCCTTAAAAGTAGCGCCAGAACCATTTTTAATACATTGAAATTTAAAGTCATATCCTGCATAATTTACGTGACATTCCAATTCGTCATTCTCATTTTTATAGATTTTAATCATCATCGTTCCTCCTCTAAAATTTCGATAACTCTTTCCGCTGTTAAATAACCTTGCACATTGTCGACAATTCCGTCTGTAATGTCTGCCATTTCATATAGTTCTTGCTCACACTCATTACCGTGCGAAAATTTATGTCGAACCACACTTAGCTTTCTGCCTGTTCCTGTGCTAAAAATGTATTGAATACCTCCGAACACTTCTTTGTATTCGATATATTCATCACGTTCTAAAAACGCTACTTCTAGTTTCATCTCATACACTCCTTATTTCGTTTTACATCGCGCCTGTCTACTAACATCGTTACGCGATTGTGGTTTACGTTTACGACAAAACCTTTTACGCCACGCATGCGTAATTCCTTTTGTAATTCTGTCGGCGTTTTGCCTGCTGTGTTGGTGCGATAACGTTGTCTTACACTGTTAGATAAAATCCTTTATCACACCTCAAAAAAACTTAACTATTTAGATTCTTCAAATGCTGTTTATATCGCGTTGCATAATCAATGATTTTATTCAGCTCTTTAATTTCATCATCTTTGTAACCTAAACGATCAACGTACTTGCTTATTTGAGACTTAAACGCCCCTCTTAACTCTTCCGGNTCGCTCATGTGTTGCAATTTTTGTGTTACTCGGAATCAGGTACCACTCTACATCTGCGTTGATTTCACCATAAGTTCCATTTCCAAAAATAACATTCGCATATTCATACGTTTCATTTACTTTTGTCACTTCAGCTGTTCCGAAAATAGTTTCGTAAACCCACTTCTCATCATCTGTATCTTTGAATTGTTGTGAACCAACTTCGACACTCACTTTATCACCAATTTTCAAATCTTTAATTTCCATTATTTGCGTCTCCTTTTCATGTAAGGTTTTGTATTAGCAATTTCGTCAATACTCCAGTAGTTTTTATATCTACTCAGCGCGATGCTAGGCGTAATACCTTTGTGTATCATTTTTGCTTTTTGTGATTTTGTTAGTCCGATAAAATCGATATCTTTCCACGTCATGACCACAACACCTGTCTTTTCAAATATTTATAGAAATCGCTAGGTTCTACTGACTGCGGGTACTTAACTAAATGCGACTTGTCTTTACGACTATCCATAAAGCGCATATAAGCCACTTTCGGAGGAGTAGGTGGTTTTGGGAAATCCGTATAACTCACAAGCTTTTCTCGGATAGGTGTAGTGACAGCTTCTTCAGGACTCCACCCCATTCTTCTCACACGACTTCTTGCTATCGCTCTAGGTATGCCGTTTTGTTCCATCATTTCTTCTTGTTCTTTTGTAAAAATCTCTAATTTTTGTGCCATTATTCCACTCCTAAAAATCCAGTAATTCCATCAAATCTAACTGCCCTAATTCTTCAAAGCTCAAAAGATTGAATGTACTTTTGAAGTCATCTATATCGTCAGTAGTACGATTGATGTGCGCTAGTTGTGTGTCGTCTAATCCTTTGATGTGATATTGTCCGTCAATATTCCGACTAACTACTACAACTGGTTCTTTGTTGCTGTTGTATAAGTTATACATCTTATTCATCGTCATTCAGCTCCTCGATAATCAGCACCGTCCGTGCTGTTTCACTCCATTTTTTGAATGTTCTGATTTCAACAATTTGATTATCATCATTCCATAGCTTGCCATTACCAGCGTCAAGCACTGTCTTTAACAAGTTATCTAAATCAGGTTTTGTGTTTTTGTATCTTGTTAACATTGCAGTTAACTTTTTCTTCGACCAACTTTTCAAATCCGGCATTTGATCAGCAATAAACTTTTTATGTTTTGTGTAATGCGTAGGCATATACGTCTGCACAAACTGCTTTACTCTTCTAAAACGGGGTCTAGGTGACCCCATTGGTTTATCAAAGTGTTTTTCATCCTTATAAAAGATTTCAATTCTGGTTTCTTTCATGTCTGCTCCTTTGCTTAAAGTCGATTTCGTCAAATATCAAATGACTTACTTCGTCATAGTCGTCAAACGGGCTTATACGCTCGCTCACAAGCAACCTTTCAATCGCCCAACCCATTTGTACCAAATTGATTTGAATGAGCGTGTCGTCTTTGTATGTGCTTCTGTAGAGGTCTCCTAAAAATTCTTTCATTTCTAGCACGGTCATGTGAAAAACCTCTGCGTTGCTTTGTAATACTGAAACTTAACCGTACCTGTTGCACCATCTTTATTTTTCGATACTATAACTTCTAATTCAGACATGTCAGATGATTCTTGCTGTGCTTCATCTCTGTTGTAATAATCATCGCGATACAGCATGAATATCATGCTTGCGTCTGCTTCTATTCCGCCAGACTCCTTTAAATCGCTCATCATCGGACGTTTGTCGTTCCGAGATTCTACACCACGATTCAATTGTGATAGCAACACGATGATACAACCTGTTTCATTCGCGATGATTTTGAGGTCACGGCTTATCTTTTCCACATCAACACGTCTATCGTTTGTTGGTGTGTCTGACTCCATCAGTTGCAAATAGTCGATAAATATGACTTGCGGTTTTTCTGATGGTTTAGCTGCTTGTTCTCTTATTCTCGATGGTGTTAAGTGACTTTCGTCGTATATGTTTATCTTGTGTTGTTTAATCTTGTTGATCCCTTCCATAACTTTAGAGGTCTTTTCAGTCCCTAACTCAAAAGGGCGTTTAATATCCGATAATGAAATAGCTTCAATCATCGCTATCATACGCTTAATAACTATGTCGCCTGTTGTTTCTAAACTGAAAAATGATACTTCATAGCCCCGTTTCGCAATGTTCCACATCGTATTAAGTGCAAGTCCGGTTTTTCCCATCGATGGACGTGCTGCGATGACGTTTAATTGGCCTCGCTCGAATCCGTGTATCAATCCATCTAATTTACCAAAGCCGGTGTGTATAGTTTGTGGTGGTTCGTCACTCAGAACACTTTCCATCACTTGCGACAAAAATTCATCTGTCTTGTTGCTTTTTTCGATTGTGATGTCTTTAAGACTGTTTAACTCATCGAGTAAATAGACAAAGTCCTTTTTGCTAGGATTGCTTAAAAAGTTTTGCGAACCTTCAATCGCCTTACGTGTAATGTAGTCGTCTAACAAATTGATTTGGTCGTCCATAAAAAACATGCGGTCAGTCCCGTTTGACTTACTTATCTGTGTGAATCGTTTAACGTCTACAAAATCTTTATCATCACGGCACTTAAAATAAATCTCATTCGGATTTACTACACCGACATCTTTTATATAATCGATAATCTTACGTATATCCTCGTCGACAAACATATCGGTTCTTAACTTGAATTTGGGGAACAAGTCAGGGTTTTTCATCAAATTAGCGAGAATTGCTTCTTCGGTGCTCAATCTATCAATCATCAGCTTTCAACTCCTGTAACAATTGAAAGCCACGCTCTTTAACTTTTCGCCACTCCTCAGCGTATTCAGGATCATGTTTCAATTTATATTGATGCGTTTCTTCTTTCGGTTTTTCTTCTGCTACAAACTCTTTGGGCTTAATCGCTAAGACGTCAGCTAACGTTGGTTTGTATTTACTTTCTTTAATGTAATTCTTCAACTTTTTAACTGAAGCTTCATAATCGCCTTCTTTAATGAGTATTGATGTCCACGCATCATATTTGGATTTATGGAATTCCATATTGTAGCTGTCACTCACTAAAGATATGAGTTGAAAAGCCTCTTGTTCGGTCATAGGCATATAATCAACCTCCAAATAACTCTTGTCTTTCCTTTCAGCATTTTATTAAGTCGTTCGTCAACATCGACCCAACTATCATGCAAGTGATATTTGTCGTTAAAACTGTCCATGCCTATATTGTGCTGTTCTGTATGATGTCTATGGCATAACGCAAGTACCTTATTATCTGTATGGTCTATTTTGTGTCTGTTTCGTCCACGCCCTACCGCTTGATAATGCGCTAGTTCAGCGTGTGGTTTACCACATATCACGCAGTTACGATTAACTGTCGCCCAGTACAAGAATGACTTATCATTTTTTAACAAGTCACTTGTCTTGTGGTTTAGCGGTATGTCGTTATAAAAGACCCAATCCAGTATCACTTCAATAACTTGATTTGCTTGTGTCCTGCTGCAATTACTAAGTGATAGTCTGTCGTAACCCTCGACAAACGATACATAGTCCATAAACATGTAGCGCATGTATTCTCTAGGTTGACCTGTATACTCTTCTATGTCGTTACACAAAGCGAATATCTTCCGTCTTTGTTTATCTGTTATCATGTATGGATCAATGGGCTTGACCTCGACTTCTACATCAAACCCGTTGTCCAGTAATAATGTTTCTTTGTTGCCCAATTCGACATCGTCTATGACGACTGTAAAAGTGCCGTCATAATTTTGTTGATAATTTACAATGCGTGACATCAAATCACCTCATCTAGAAAGGCAAATCTTCATCACTAATGTCGATAGGTCCATTCGCGTTAGCAAAAGGGGTTTGCCCGTTTGGCACTTGTTGTGTTTGTTGTGGCGGTTGATATGCATTATTCTGCGGCGGTTGTGCCTGTTGATAGTTATTATTCTGTTGTGGTTGGTAACTGTTTGGTGGTGGTTGATATCCTGTTTGCTGCGTCTGCTGTGGTGGTTGATAACCATTATTCTGTGGTGCTTGATATCCGCTGTTTTGTTGGTAAGTGTTGTTTTGCTGATGATTATTTCCGCTATCTAAAAATTGCACAGAATCAGCTACAACCTCTGTAACAAAAACAGTTTGGCCGTCTTTGTCGTATTTACGAGTTTGTAAACGTCCTACAACACCGCACAATCTCCCTTTAGACAAATATTTACCGACTAGCTCAGCTTGTTTACGGAAAACGACAACGTTTGGAAAATCTGCTTCTTTTTCACCATTTTGATTTGTAAAGTGGCGGTCAACTGCTAAACTGAATTGCCCCACTGTCACACCGCTTTGTGTCGTTCTGATATTAGGGTCTCTCGTCAATCGTCCAACTAAAGTTACATTGTTAATCATTGGTTGTTACCTCCATATTGTCTTTTTAATTCAATCACTTGTTGTAGCGCTCGCATTGCGTCTGCGGAACTTAGTTTTTCGTAAGATAAAATGTTTAACCCTATCCTTACGTTTTGTTCAGTATCTCCTACAGCTTTTGCAAACTCTTCTATTTCGTTTTTCAATACTTCAATATCGTGTTTGTCAGCCTTTGTATATCTTTGTTTTTTCTGTTGCGCATCTGGATCATCTTCGTCCGTTGGTATATTCAAGAGTTTTAAAATAAAGTATCTTTCGGCATAAGTAAGTGCCGTACCATAGGCTTGAGCAATATCTTGTTGTTGTCCAAAAGCAGCGAAGTCAATTGCTAGCTCTTCTTTCGTTGCGCTATCGATAATGTGATATTTGATAGCTAACATAACCGCATGCTCTGTTTTACCTTTACTATTTTTAGTTTCAAAGTGTTCGTAACGTTCAACAGATGGATACATAATCAATCCGTACTCTTCCATCTTTGGACGTATTTTGTGTAAAATTTGGCTACCTTCTACATAATCGTAGTTGTATCCTTTAGCGTCTTTAGTAAAACCGTCCACATTGGCTTTAACGTCTGCTATTTTTTGGTATAGATTTAGTTCTGCCATCATCTCACCCTCAAGCTTCTAGTTTGCTTCACTTCGACACCTTTGATGTCAGCACCATTCTTAATGTCTTTGAGCAAGTCTTTTTTGTTTAATTTCGGTGCTTGCGATACCCAGTATTCTTTCGGTATCAATGATTCTTCGGTAACGTCTAAGCTCGGCGGATTGTTTGCGATACTGTAACTATTCAATGCTGTTTTGAATTTCTCTTTACCTGTCGATTCCATAGCAAACTGTAATGATTCTTTAAGCCTGCTGATTCCGTTTTGGTTTGATGTCTTACGTTGACGCAGGCGTTTGATTTCTTCATCAATAGCGACGTTGTCAGCTTCCAGTGTTTTGATTACAGCTACATATCCGTCCGCTTTGTCCTCTAAAGCGTCATTGATGCTTTGTAACGTATCGATTAAAGCTGATTCTTCGCCCTGTTCAGCGATGAGGTCATAAACTTGTTGATAGGCATCTGTAAGATTAAATAGTGTCGTCATCGAGTAACTCCTCCCTTAAAATAACTTTTTTAATTTTAGTGACTAGACTTTCGATTCTTTCATCACTTTGCCAGTCATAAATAAAAAGCGTTTTATTGTTGTAAAACTACCAGCACTCGATCGGCAAAATTGAACGAAGCCGTGCACTTCTGAAATTGCAATATAAAGATTCAATTTATTTGCAATACTTAACATTTTTTCTTTTTCCATGTTTATTCCTCCTAGTTTTTTATGAGTTGTGCCATGATTTTGTCTAAGTCATCTGTTTCGTTTTCGATAAAGTCATAAATTGCTACGTTAATAACTTCTTGTGCGATGTCTACATCTGAGACATCGTATACTTTCGTTTCTGCGATGATTTTGTATGTCATGTCAGTGATTTCAATCAAGATGTAATCATCTTGTCTTGTGACATGCTTACGGAATTTGAAGCCTTCTACTTCAATAATTCCTGTATATTCTTCGCCTTTCGGGAAATACATTTTTCAATTCCTCCTAATTGTGGTAAATTAGGGATAGATATTTTTCTGAAATAATTATCCCTCGACTGATTAGCAATTGCCGTTGCTATCAGTCTTTTTTAATGCTTCGTAAATCGCTTTTGTGCCGTTGTACGTCAACACTTCTGCTAGTATTACGACAAACAGAATAGTGGTGAAGTACACGCCTGCAAAAGCTAGAATGGTCGTTAAAACGATAGCGACTGCGACAGTGTTGAACCATGCAATCAAATATTGCATGCCTGTTCCTCCAATTCTTTAACAGCTTCATCTGACAAATCGTTATACGGAAATTTTTCGCGTGCTAATTGAATTGGAATTTTACCTCTAATAGCAACAAATCCTTCTTCTTCCATTTCTTCATTTAAAGCTCTAGTAATAGATGTAGCCTTACTTTTCGACACACCAGTTAGAACCTGTAATTCCTTTATGGTCAAAAATTGCTTTTTCATTTGCCCCCCTCCTCAAAGTCCATTTCAAGTTGTCTAATTACGTACATTGTTGATTGTGATGGAAACCAATTTGTAATGATTTCCATTACATCGTTAAAATGTTTCTGTCTTAACTGCGTTCTCGTTTTAATTCCGGCCATTGTATTTACATCATTGTTAATGTTTTGGTAAAGTGGTTTATTAACCTCTTTGCTATTAGGTAATCCGTGAATTTGTCTAATGTATGCAACGCGTTGATGTATAGTTTTAGTAACCAAACCATATTCGCCTGCATCAAGTTTTTGGTTATCTTTTAAATCAATAACGTCTGCTTTCACACTTTCGATTTCCTCTTTGGTTTGTTTAGTAGCTTCGAACATTAATTCCAGCGCTTGCATAGGATCACTTGGGACTTGATATGTTCCTGTTTTTCTAATTGCCGGCAAAACTTCCGAAGTTACCCAACGTTTAAATCTTTTAGCTGAATCTAATTTTGACGAAAAGATTAAACTGTATAATCCTGATTCGTTGATAAGGGTTTGATTTCGTCTTTGACCTGCCGTAACAATTTGTGACGTTAGCTTATCTTCTTCGTCTACATGATCTGATAGAGCTTTTCTTGAGTTTGAATAGCCTAAAATGTCCGATACATCTTTTCCTACAAAATATGGTTCGTCATCTACTGTCAATGTTCTTACTGGTAGTTCGTCAAAATTGAATGTTTGTAAATTCTGCATTTTTAAATACTCCTTTTTGTTAAAGTGTTGTGTATAATGAATCTAACGCTACTGCGTTGGATTGGGGGTGTTACATAATGAAACAGTTTATTGATCCAGATAAGTTTGCATCCGCTTTTGTTTCTAACCCAAATGTTTCAAAAGTAGAAAACGCAGATTCTTCTGTTGAACACTATTTTGATTTGTATATAAAAGCTTTTGAGCGAGCAGTTGAATACAATCAAACTATTGTCGATGAACAAAAGAAGAAAAAATCTGGACAAAAATCTAACGGTCTTAAAATCAGAAATGATTTAAGAATTTAATCTTCGTAATAAGCGTTGAGCATGCGAGCTAGTACCTTGCAGTCCTCTTCGCTTATATCGTTTTCAACGAAAAAAAGTTGAATTTTTAAAAATAATACTGGAATACGAATACCTTCAAATTCATCTTTAGTTAGAGACCTCAAATCTATCTTTTTCTTTTCCATAATTGTCCCTCCTTGATTACTTATCATTTGAATTAATTGCTATTGTGATAATTGATAGAATTATTGCTAAAATGCTTACGATTAAAGAAAACATGTTAATCCTCCTTACAGTAATTTAAATTCAACACCATCTATTTGAATGAATAGATTATCTACATCAGGATTTTTCTTTTTGAAAAATTCAATTCTAGCTTTGTATCCACTTACAACAGATTCGTTTAAGTTGTTTACGCTCCAAAGTCGTCTATTACCTTCTTCGTCATAGTAGTAATAGATGACTTTTTTGTTTTGTTCCTGCATTTCGTTGTCCTCTTTTCGTGTATAATGTTGTTATCAACCTAAGGAGGTGAATAACAATGAATAGCTATATCATTTCGTATGACTTGAATGACCATAAGGATTACCCTAAATTGATAAGTAGAATAAAGGATTATCCTAATGCTGAAAGAATCAATAAATCTGTTTGGTTTGTTAACTCAGTATTCAGTGCGAAAGAAATTAGAGACGAACTGAAACTATTTGTTGATAATGATGACAGCCTGTTTGTAGCTAAGTTGACTGGTGAAGCTGCATGGAGCAATGTCATATGCGATTCTAAGCATTTGAAAGATTATCTCTAGTTTTTATTTCACGCCCTTCTTTTCTGAGGGGCTTATTTTAATTTCTGTAAATCTATCTACTTTTTTTATTAATTCGTAAACTTCGCTCATACTGTTTGCATATATTACGTATCCATTGCATTCATTTTCTTCTACGTAAATTCTATAGTTAGCAGTTTGTTCCATGGTATCCTCCTTAAGCTTTTTGTTCTTTTTCGGGAACGTTGTTGGTAAAAAAAATATCAAGATTGTTCGTTTCATATCCCAATATTTTAGCCATTTTGATAAATTCATTAGCTCCAATATCCACCAAACCATTTTCCCTCTTTGCATATGGCGTTCTTGTTTTCCATCCCATTAAATTAGCCATTTCATCTTGTGTGATTCCACAAGCAATTCTTTCGGCTCGCAATCTTTTTAGATCAAGTACCATTTTGTCACCTCCTTCGTTCTCTTTTGAGAACTGTTTATACCTTAACATCCATCGTTCTCACATGTCAACATTTTTTACTCTAAAAAAATCATAAAGTTTTTTTCTTCTGATATATTGTATTCATTTGGGAACGATGTTATAATCTAATTGTTCACAAATAAGAACAAATATTTTATACACAGGAGATACTTAAAATGAGAAGCAATGATGAAATAATCACAATTATAAAATCGGCAATGAAGGAACAAAATTTATCGCTTAGTGAATTAGCTCGTCGTGCCGGAATTGCAAAATCTGCAGTATCACGTTATTTAAATCTAACTAGAGAATTCCCTTTAAATCGGGCGGAAGATTTTGCAAAAGCTCTTAGTATCAGTACAGAATATTTACTTGGATTTGATAACAGTGGACAATCACAACAACAAGACAATCTTGCCGCTCATTTAGATGGCGATTTTTCAGAAGATGAACTCGCTAAAATTAAAGAATTTGCGGAAATGGTGAGGAAATCACGCGATAAATAAACAAAGGGTGATATGTTTGAGCAAGTATGAAGAATTATTAATACAACACGATTACATCGACATTGAAGATAAATATAATCTTCCAGGAAATTTTAAAGGATTTTATGACAACGATGTCATACTTGTCGATAGTAAGCTTAATACTTATCAAAAACATGAAATTTTAGCGGAAGAAATAGCACACTATAAAATATCGGCTGGTAACATCTTAGACCAATCAAACATGCTTAATCGAAAATTTGAATTAAAAGCAAGACGCCTTGCAAACGAATCTGTAATAAGTTTGCAGGGTCTAATTAACGCCTTTAATTATGGTGTGCAAAATATTTATGATTTAGCGTTATATTTTGAAGTCACTAAAGATTTTGTGCTAGACACTATACAGCACTATAAACAAAAATACGGTTTAAGGACTAGATATGGTAAATACATAATTGAGTTTGAACCGTTAACTATTTATAAAGATTTATAAAACTGGTTATATTACTTCATATTTTTAATAAATACTATTTTAAAGAGGTGTATTCTATGAAAAGGAATAACAATTGGATAATATGGCTTATTTTAATATCGAGTTTATTCGGCATCGCAAATAAAGGTGTTAGTATAGTAGCCTTTATATTTTCAATAATTGTATTAATCAAATATCAACTTATTGAAAAAGAAAAAAAGAGTGACAACCTTTTGAAGGAAGATAAAAGCACTAATAGTAAAAATCTCAGTAAACAAGAAATAAAAGAAAAAGAAAAAGCTCAAAAGCAATTTGAAAATAATCAACGATCAATTAAATACTTTGGGGTGCCAGATATAGATGAACGTGTAACTAGTAGTACAGCAGCAAAATATTATCCTAAAATTAAATCAGAGAGCGAGAAAGTTATTGTAGCAGTAAGTTGTTATATAGGCAAAAAGCGTCACTACAAAAGAAGCACTAATTTTTATGTTGATAAAGATACTAATGCTAGAGGCATCTTGATTCTAACAACAGAAAATCTGCATTTTATATCAGCATCTAACGGATTTGTAAAAGAAACATACGCTATCAACAAAGTTAACGGAATGAAAAAGATAAATAATTATGATTTGGAAGTCACTTATGGTAGAAGCAAAAAATATTTCGTATTAACTAATTTCCAAAACCCAAAATATTTTATTCGAAAATATATAGATTCTACAATGTGATTTTCAGGGTAGCACGCCTACCCTATTAAATTGGAGGTTGAGGGATGGAGAGTTATCTTCGTGATAGGTTAGAAGATCAAATCAATTGGTATGATAGCAAAAGCATGTCTTGCCAAAAAAATTACAATTTAAATAAATATATACAAATTATTGCAGGTGCATTAATACCAGCAATAACCCCTTTTTCGCTAGTATTTAATACTTTAACTTTTACTATCGCTACATCAATATTAGGTTTGCTCATTGTGATATCTCAATCAATCAGTAGTATAAAGAAATTCCATGAAAATTATATTCAATATAGGACTACATGTGAAGTGTTAAAACATGAAAAATACTTATACTTATATAATGTTGAACCTTATGATAACGAGAAAGAACCGATAAAACTTTTAGTCTCACGTGTTGAATCGATTATTTCTAATGAGAATATCAATTGGCAAACGATGAGACAGGATATTAAGGAGGAAGAAAGATGTTAGGAAAATTATTTGTAAGTTATAGGGCGGATGATGAAGGTTCAAGATACAAAAATTTATTAGTAGGGTGGTCTGAAAATCCAAACAAGAATTTCTTCGATATAAAGTTTGAAGATACTAGTATTGGAATAAGCATAAATTCTACAGATGCTTATTATATAAAAAGAAGAATCAAAGAGAAAATCAAAGATTCTAATAAGGTTATATGTATTATTGGGAAAAACACTTTTGGATCCGAATGGGTAAATTGGGAATTAGCAACAGCTTATGACTTAAACAAGCCTATTGTTGCAATAAAAATTGATAGAAGTTATAAGTCACCTATAGAAATTTATGGAAAGAATGTACATTGGGCATATTCTTTTACATATGAAGCTATTAAAAAAGCACTTCTCGAAGTTTAATCGGGAAGCACTTCATAAGTTTTTTCGAAAATATCAGGTTTGACTGGATATTGTTCACCGTTTACTCCGGTGATAATCCAGTCTCCTTTTTCAGCTTTCATACGACCTTCTAAAGTATCAATAAAAGTTGTTTTTTTAGCTTTTTCTGCATCGACTACAACAGGTTTTTTTCTGGCTTTTACTTTAGGAGACATTCGTTTCACCTACTTTTTAATTTATTATAACATGAAAAATGACTATTTAACATTACACGGGTACCCCCACGTACCCTTATTATTTTTTTACTTTTTTTGAGGAGGAATGACGAAATGCCGGTGTACAAAGACGACAAAAGCGATAAATGGTACTTTACTGTTAGATACAAAGATATTTACGGCAATAACAAAAGGAAATTAAAACGAGGATTTAAGACTAAACGTGAGGCTAAAAGCGCAGAAGCTGAATTTTTAACAGAAGTCAACGAAGGCTATAGTGATTCGAACACATATGAATATACATTTTATCATTATTTAGACAATAGTGACCTGCGGCCTAAAACTAGAAAACGGAAAGAGAATGAATACAAACTGCATATAAAACCGAAGTTTGGGCACATCAAGATGAACAAAATTACTCAGCAACAATGCCAAGAGTTCAGAAAGTATCTTATGGATAATATCAATTCTTTTAACAGTGCGCGTACAATTTGGTCAGGGTTTAAAGTGGTTATCAATTATGCTAAAAAGTATTTTGGATTGCGCGTCGACCCAACTATATCAATTAAACCTATTCCACGTACTAAGCCTAAACCAAACTTTATGATGAGAGAAGAATTTGAAGATCGTATAAAAGAAGTAGAAGAACAAGATTATCGGGAACTATTTACTTTGATGTTTTATACAGGTTTAAGAGTCGGCGAAGCGATGGCTTTAGTTTGGACAGACTACAATAAATATAAAAAAGAAATATCCATCAATAAAACGATGGACATCTCTAATCGGTCAATATACCCTCGGCCTAAAACAGATAGTTCTGAAGATATAGTACCTTTACCTAAATTTATCAATGAAATGTTATCTGAACGCTACCAACGTGAAAAACAGATGAACAAATATTTTGATGAACAAAACTATTTTATATTTGGCGGACTTGCCCCTAAACATTATAGCCATGTTCATAAAAAATTTAACAAGGCTTTTCCTAATTATAGCATACATGCCCTAAGACATTCATATGCATCTTACCTAGCAAATAACGGTGTAGATATATTCGTACTACAATCATTAATGCGTCATGCTCAAATAACCGAAACAATGGGTACGTATAGTCATTTATATACTCAGAAAAAACATGATGCCATAGCCATTTTTGACGAGTAA